CCTCTTTCATTTGGGCCAAGGAAATATTCTTACTTATAGCAATCTAATTGCAGAATTTCAGTTTAAAAATAAGTTCGAAGCTTGGAAGAAAAATGTTGGATCAGATGCTGATTTTGATGATTACGTCATTGATGATGGAATGGATATGATTGATAATGATTGGCTTAACTGGAAGGTTCTAAAAGAGTTAAATGATTGTATAGAAACCAGAAAGCCTTTTTCAACCATAAGACTTGGAGATTTAGGATTAAGGTACTTATATGATTATTTTTTTGACTCAAAAGATTTTTCCCATGTTGGACTTAAACATCCCGATCTTGCTATTCCTAATGATGATATTGGGAAAAGTTTAATAGAAGAATTAATTGAAAATATGAGAGAAGCTAATTGGGTAGACCATCCTGAATTATATAAAGGAATATTTGGCGATCTTTATAATTGGAGAGGGCTGCTTAATCAAGCTGATGAGATTTATGAAAAAGCTGGCATTAAAGGTCCGTTCTGCTCTTCTCTCCAAGGGTATTTAGCTTTTGTTAAAGATTTTGAAATAACTCTGTATGATATACTTCTTGGTAAGAAAGTGATGTATCTCGGGCCTAGTGATACTTTGGGTAATTTGAATATTAGAAAAAATCTTCATCTTTCTGAATATAAATTTTATCAGCTTTCGATGTCTGAAAACCATATGGACAGATATACTAATATGAAAGATTTTATGAACGGTTTTGATCCTGATTACTGGGACGTAGTTCTTACTACGGGAAGTCTGTACGGAAGGACGATTATTGGAAGAATCAAAAAGGCGGGAGGAAGAGCTTTTGATTTAGGCCAGGGTGTTAGATTTAATCCTGATAATATTTTTGATACTGTAGTTTACCCTATTGAAAACAGGACTTATTATGAATTAAAAAGTCATTATGTGAAAGGAAAAAGCTATGCACCCTATTGTCCAAAAGAGAATAGATGAAGTAGAAAAGAGAGTTAATCTTTTTTATACTGGAATGAATATTCTCGTTACAGGCACTTCTTCACAGAAAATGTTTATGCTTCCTTGCTTGAAAAGCGTCAAGCCTCTAGGGTGGACTTTGTTAGTATATGACAATCCTGTTTCTGATCATTTAAACAGGTTTCCTAGTTCTGAATGTTTTAAGTATATAGATCAGTTTTTTATGAAACATAATACTTCCGTTGTTCCTGGCCCAACCTATCCTCAGTTTTGGAATTATAAGCATGGTATTGATATCCTGAGAGGGTCTCCTTCTGAATATGTGTTTACTATTGGAGCAGACAGCGTTCTTGAAAGGCCAGAAGGTATTCTTGAGATAATGGAATTATTAGGAGATAATGATATAATTTCTTGTTCTACTGGAAGACATCAAACTGCTTTTTGTGGAACGAAATCTTTTCTTGCAAAAAAATCTGCCTTTATTCGAATAATGAAACATTTAGAAGAAAATTATTATTATCCTTTTAGGGATATAGGAAATATGGAGTATCGGTTTGGATTAACTATTAAAGAGTTAGGGATTAAAGAGGTGGCGGCTCCTGAACAACCTAAAGAAGATCAGTTTGCCCATTTCTATAATAATGAAGGGGATTGTATTGAAAATGGAACATGGGGCAAGGTTCTCGGATTTAGGCATCTTGGAGGAGAGCATAAAATAAGAAAAATGAAAAAGCTTAAACCGCTTGAAGAAAAATTCTTCGAAAAGGCGAATCTAAGACATCAAGAACGAAACACCATTGCTAAATACTGGGAGACTGGTGATAAGGAATTTGTAGAAGCATGGTGGGAGACGTAAAGATCTAAAATGTAGACTCAGAAAAACTTAATTAAAAAAATTTATTTTCTTTTTTTTTGTAGAATCCCTAAGGAAGCTTTTGGGAGTTAAAAAGTTTTTCTTTGGAACAAGTTGCTTTCATGTTATTTCTACTATTGCTATTTCTTTTCTAGAACTTCAAATATTATTCTAAACTGGGCAAAGGAGGTGAGAACAATTCCAGAAATACTCGAAAAATGTGTTAGCAAGCTTCAGGCACAGGGAAAAAGTAAATCATCAGCCTTTGCCATTTGTACGGCTACTCTTAAAAAAGCCGGGAAACTTGAACAATTACTAGAAGAGGTGGAGAAAGCAGAACGGGGGTCCATAGACCTTGAAACCTACCTTCAAGAAAACGGATTGCAAGAACGTAAGCCAAAATCTCCTACTTTTCGCAAATTCTCTTCACAAATCCTCAATTTTTCCCTAGAATCACAATCGTTAAGTGATAAAAAAACCATTACAATTCAATGTCTTCGTGAAGGTAAGTTTAAGCATCCGTGGTATGGTGTCTTAAAGTTTGATCAACCTTTTTTTGGACAGATGATCAAAAATTTCGATGCTGATGTCCCGAATCCTGAAATTGCCTTTGATTTTAAGCATCAGCCAGATTTTGGAGCTGCTGCCTGGGTTAGTAGATTATTTACTGAAGATAAAAATCTAATGGCAGATGTGAAGTTAACAGATAGAGGAAGAAAGTCGATACAGAGTGGGGAGTTTAAGTACTTTTCTGTTGAATATACTGATGATTATGCTGAATATCATTTTGAGGAAGAAGAAGTTGATGGAAAACTTGTTGATAAAGAAACTAAAATTTCTCATGGGCCTACAGTCCTTGGAGGCGGCTTAACTAATCGGCCTTTTATAAAGGGCATGGCTCCCGTTTCGCTTGGTGAAGATGGAGAATTTATAACCCTTGAAGAAGTTAAAGATGATAATTCAACCCAAACAAAGGAGGTGAAGGAATCGATGGAGAAAACTTTAGAGGAACTGCAAAAAGAGCAGAAGGAATTGCAGGATAAGGTTAAAGAGCTTGAAGAGAAAGAAGATGGAGCTTCTCAGGAAGAATTTAAAACTCTGTCTGCTGAGCTAAAGGAGATTTCTGATCAGGTAAAGGAACTCTCTGAAAGCGGGAAAGACGGAGAGAAGGCTCTTGATGATGAATTAGAAAACGCAAAGAAGGAGCTTGAAGACACGAATCAGAAACTCGAAGAGAGGGATGGTGAAGTTAACAAGCTTTCGGAGGATGTCAAGGTTCTTTCTGATACAGTGAAGAAACTGATGCAGACTAGTCAGGTTCTTGAGGAAGACAAGTACAATCTCTCTGTGGACAAGCAGTTGGAGGAGCTCAAGAAATTGGGAGCTTTCCCTGCTACCTTGAAAGTGATCAAACAGGTAACAGAATCTAAGGAAGCTCGGAAGTTTTCTGTTACACTTTCTGAAGGAGAAGGTGAAGATAAGAAAGAAGTCGTAAAATCTTTCTTAGATGTCATGACATCAGTTCTGACTTCTATTCCAGAGGATCATAGGTTTAGCATGGAAGAGGATTCTCATTCTGATATTACTGCACCTGGAGAAAGCAAAGAAGCTACCGTTGAAGAAGTTGAAGCCTATGCGAAAGAAGAAGGTAAGACTTTTGAGGAAGCTCCAATTCACTTTTCAAAGGAAGGAAAAATCGTAGATTAACTGAAAACTTTTCGTAAGAAAAGGATTTAAAATTTTTAATAAAGGAGGTGTTTTTTATGGCATTGCCGACCGAATCAACTGGTTTTACATACGGTTGGAGTCCTAATGACTTCATTCAGAACTTTCTGTGTGAAGGAGATGATGATAGAGGTGGATCAGATAAAGGAGCTAACGAATCGGGTCTCGCTATTCTTGAAGGAGATTTACTTGAATTAGGGACTAGTCTTAGGCAGGTTGTGGTTCACACAACTACCGGGACGACTCTGGTTTTAGGCGTTGCTCTTTCGGATGCAAAATCTGGAGAAATGGTTCCTGTTTCATGTGGTCCGATTGTCAAGTGTGAATGTGCGGAAGCTGTCACCCGAGGAAATTATGTGGGTGTTGACAATGGAGAAGAGGGTCTTATTAGACCTATTACTCCCACAGGTGGAGGAACTCTCCAGGGACTCTTAGGGATTGCCCTTAATGATGGTGGTGAGGGTGATAAGATTCCTATCCTAATGAAGGGAATCGGAATGACATTTGTCTAGTGATCATAAACCTTTAGATCTCTTGCTTTGTGAGAGAAATAAAACTTAAACTGGAGGTGATATCGTATGTATAACGTGCAAAAAGGGAATGTTCGGGATGACAAATTCTTGACAAACTTAGCTGTTCGATATACGAATAACGAGTTTACAGGAGGAATGTTCCTTCCCGAATATCCGGTGTTGAAGGAGTCTGATAAATACCGGATTTTTAACAAGGATGGATTCTTCAAGGGTGCTCCCAAGAAAGCTGATGGAGCGATCACGGAAGAGGCAACCCTGACTTACGATGAGGGAACATACTCAACGTATGAAAGAGCGATCAAAGATATCGTAACTGACAGGGCTATGCAGAATGCTGATGCTCCCGTGCGTCCTAAGATTGATGTTACAAATTTCCTCACTGAAAAGGTTCTTCTTTCAGAGGAGATTGATATCTGGGCCTTAATTCTCGGGACATCAGGTCTTGAAGACGGAAGTCTTTATGCCAACCTTACATCCACAACCGCCTGGATTAGTGGTACTGATCCAGACATCCTCGGGGATCTTTCTACTGCTATTGTAACAATTTCCAAAGCGATCGGAAAGAGGCCTAATCAAATCTCATTCACGACTGAGGTTTCTGAAGCTATTACTCAGGATCCGGTCATTCGTGAAATTCTCAAGTACAATACCGCAAACCTTATCTCTGGAGATGCTCTGCCAGCGACACTCAGGAAAATGAAAGTTATCATTTCTGATGGTCTTTGGAATTCTTCTGATGAAGGGGCTACCGCTTCGTATGATTATATTATGAAGTATCGTGTGCCGATTGCCTTTATTAATCCTGGAGATAATCTCACTCTTGGCAGAACCTTTGTTAGCAAAGGCTTCAAGGTCGTTAAGTGGAGAGATGATGATAGGGAAGGCGAATTCATTAAGATCAATAAGGTGTATTCTCCTAAGATCACGAATTCTAGTGCAGGCTATATGTATAAGAGAGTCAGTACTGGAGAGGCTGCCGATGACTAAACTTTTTTCAGCAAAGCCTTAATGGTTCAGAGCTTACCTCTGATTAAATCTGCATAGAGAGGAGACCAACAATGCCAGCAAGATATTTGTGGGGAGATTCGAAAGTTGATTATGTTACGTTTAAAGGAAGAACCGTTAATCCTCCAATTAAAGCTGGGAGGATGTATTACAATACGACTTATGGATTTATGTTCTATGATGGAACATCTTATGGAATGATCCGTGACGTCCTTCATAACTAAAATCTCTGATAGATAGATATCAAGGAGAAGAATAATGGCAAAAGTGAGAGTTGTTGTAATAAAAACTAATCTTAAATATAGAATCCCTGGTTTTCGTGAAGGTAAATCATTTGTCCCTAAAGTGGGGCAGATGATTCTCCTTCCGAAAGAAATAGCCATCATAGAGCTTAAATCAGGAAACGTTCGGAGACTTTTACCGGCCGAGAAAGAAGCAATAAAAAGGAAAAGAGAAAAGAAAAAGGCAGAAAAGTAAATGTCTAGAATTTATTGTTCGATCACCGATGTTAAAAGACTTCTTAGGTCTGTTGCAAATAGAGAATCTAAAATAAGGTTCTCTTCTGCGTATAGAGATCTTAAAGGGGATTCTGATAATAGCGGAACAATCACTTTAAGCGGAGTTGATTTTGTAGATTCTTTTGCTGAACATGAGACATTTACTTTTGAATTTACAGATTCAACTTCATTCGATGTTGCCGGAGATGTAGTAGGAAATCTTGGTTCTGGAAATATATTAACTCCCTTTACTGCTGCGGGGAGATTTTCTGTTTCTATAGCAAATTGGAGTGGATTGGCTGTAGCTGAAGACAAGTATTATATTTCTTCGGATTCTGATATGAGTAATGACGATGGTCATGCTTTTGTTGTTGACAGCACCAGAAAGATAAATGCAGGGTTAGAAAGAACTTATGGTGGGTTGGACAATGTTAGTTATTACGATAGCACGAGCGAAGAGCTTCCTCAAGCAATTCAATTTGCTTGTATAAGATACACGGCTTATGATATCTTTAATTCGGTTTTTGCAGGTATAGCTTCTGAAGGAGATTCTCCTGTTGAAAAATGGAAAGAGTCTGCAGATGATGCTCTCATCACTTATTGTTCTGGACATGGGAGAGGGCCTATTTGGAAATCTAGATCATCCGAGATAACTGAAATTGGAGTATCGGGAGTAGGAGAAGGTGTCATTGAGATAGATGAACTTTCTGATCCTAAGAATAAACAATATGAGAGATGATTATGCTTGATAATCTTGGCTTTGCAGTTACATTTGATCCAAAAGACCTTACTATTGGTAGGGATATTCTGAGAAAATTACAGAGTTTTCCTCCTAATATTTGGAATTTTGTTGAAACTGAAATTAAGAAATTTGCAAGGAATCAAGCTAAACATATTGCCAAGCATCGAGTATCAGAATCTACCAGAGATTGGCGAAGGCGAATGCGGAATGCGAAGCTTCGAGTTGAAACTCATAAGGGATCGTATAAGGTTCCTCTTTATGGTTCCCAGGTTGGTCGAAGGACAGGAACTTTTCTTGGTGATTTAAGAGAATCAAAGGAACCTGGAGTCACTATCGCTAAAGGGGGTATGGGCCATTACGGAATAGCTAATGGAACTTTTGAATATTCTATTAATGCAGATGCATTTGCCAAAATAAGTGGATGGGGAGGTTATCCTAATAAGTTCTTTGATTATTTACAGCAAAGAGGAATTATTTCTGAAGAAGGGTTTCTTGCAATGGGCGATGCAGAAGAGGAATTACTTTTGGATTATCTCGAAAAGGAAATAGAGGCTTCTCTGTAATGACAACACCAATAGACCATAGGGGAGAAGGTAATTACTTTCGGAATGCGGTTCTGAATACTATTGAAGTTTTAAAAAAATTCCCTGCAGAAGATAAACAGAGAATAAGGAATTATTATGAAGAAGATGTTCTTAATCCAATTACTCCTTGTTTTTGTGTTATTGTAAACGGTTCTAAAGATGAAATGCGAGCTTCTCAAAATTTAACTCGCCAAAGATATACTATCCATATCAATCTTGATATTTGGTATTATCATTCTGATTTAACAGAAGAAACAAAAAGAAACAGAATCACATATACTCTTTGGGAAATTTCTGATTTGATTAAGAGAAACATGACATTAAACGAATTTGTTCCCCACTTAGGGGCAGAAATACAAGGAGTAAGATGGGCTCCTCAGCCAAGACCTAGTCGAATTTTAGCCGGAGGAGTTATCAATGTTTTAGCGAAAAAGCTGTACTCTTGTGATGTTGTTCATTAGTTGCTTAAAAAGAGCCGGTAGGACTCTTCTTGAGATAAAGTTCTATAAAGAAATTAAATGTTAATTAAAACTAATCAGTGGAAGTACATAGTGAAGAATAAGTAAGCTTCCAATTTTTGAAAGGAGGTGGAATTCATATGACACTTTACACGGGGCCAGCAGTTGGAGCTCGTGGGCAATTAGGTTTTGCCGAAGAAGCTTCTTTTGGAAAACAGCAGTCAACTCCTGATAATTTTCTTGAAATGAGGAGCGAAACTGTTGTTTCGGAAATTGGAGCATTAATTTCTCAATCTCTAAGATCTGACCGAGCTGTCCATAAAAGAGTTACCGGAGTTGAAGCTGCTGGAGGAGATGTTGAAGCTGAAGTTTCTCCGAGTGGATTTGAAACTTGGTTTAAACATGCTCTGGGAGATGTAACTACTACTCGTTCAGATACTGCCTTCGTTATTGAATGCGAAGGAAATACAGAAACTCAGTGTGATCTTACAATTACTCATACTGCCGGTGTTGCAACTGGATTAACAATCGCTATGGCGGTTGGAGCAGGGTGCGATCTCGATCTCACGAATGCTTCCTATGATACTATCCAAGAAGTAATGGATGCTATTAATCTGGTGGCTGGTCTTGCAGCATATAGTCCTTATCAGCTAACTCAGGCTGTAGAAGCAACAACTATCAACGCTAGTGATTATTTGGCAGGAACAGATGATAGTAATTGTCTTGAAGAATGTGCTAATATTGATATTCTCAAGACACCTGATTGGCAATGGACGGTGGGAACAGAGTGGGGAGTTTATTCTCATCAGATTCAGGGAGGATCCACTCTCCCTGCGGGTATGTCCGTAGAAATCGGAAGAGATGTTGCGGCTTTCTTGTATTCTGGATCGAAAATTAACACAATGGAGTTGAACGCTACTCCTGGTGAATTTTTTATGTCGACGTTTGGCATTATGGCTAAAGGAGGAACGACAGCTTCCCTTCCGACGGCGGCTACTGCAAATACAGGAAATGCTAAGAACGCTTTTAAGATCAGGTACACTGGAGCTAATACGAATGCTACTCTAGCAATTGATTCCAGCAATTATACAATAACCTTAGAGATTGACGGAACAACTCAGGATGTTGTTCATAATATCAACGAAGCTTATGTTGATCCCGATACGGGAGAAGTTACCAATCTTCAGAGACTTGGTGGTCTTGTTGATTACCTTGACAGTTTATCGTATATAGATTGTCAGCTTTCTGATTACGCTGCTCCCGCTGCTTTGTGTACTACTCTTAACCATTATCCTGCAACAAGTATAACCTCTTCAGATTATACTGTCTTTAACTTTGAGTATACAGGCACGAAAGCTTTGCTTGTTATGTGGGGTGATTATATCGGTGCAGATGCCGGCGATTCTGTTACGTTCTATGTACGAGTTGTAACAGGGGGCGCTCCTGGAACTGCTACTCTTGATTTTAAGAAGACTTCTAGCGGAACTTATGCAAACACAACTACGACATCTGCAACTGCGGCCACGAAGGTTAGAACCGGAGCGAATGTAGATTCTGGGTTTACAGTTTTCTTCCCGGATGATACGGATCTTGTCTCTGGAGATATTTGGACTTTCGAAACAATTAAAGCTGCAACGACAGCGTCTTATACAGATATTGATCCATTCTCAGGATTTGAGGGAGCTCTTACGTTAGATGGAGCATCTGCAGATATTATGGGGTGGACATGTACGTTGAACAACAATCTGTATGGAGAGAAATATCATCTCGGTGAAAGAGTTAGAGGGAAAGTTCCTGAGCAGAAGAGAAATATCGAAGGAACATTAAATGTTGAATTCGATGATCTCGACCTTTATAGAAAGTTTATAAATGGAACTGCTGCTAACTTGGTGATGGCATTCACTTCTGCAACTTATATTAATACGACAGCTCTTGGCAATAGTGCCACGCAGTATTCGCTAACAATTAGACAACCAGATATAGAATTTAATGGAACTACACCTACAAATGCTGATGAAGGGATTATCACCAATGACATGCCTTATGTCGCTTTGTGGGATGACACAAATGAGATTCCTGAACTTAGGATAACCGTTGTGTCTAGTGTTCCATATATTTAATAGCTTGCCCGCAGCCACTTATTAGGGGAGAGGCATTTAACACCCTCTCCCCTCTTACCTCTTCAAGTAAAAGAAAGGAGGAAGACATGCGTGAAAATTCTACTCAATTTAAGTCTTTTGTTTTGGACTCCTCTCTTAATTGTTCTTCTTTTAAATTATCAATTAGCAAAACTATTTGGATGGATTGTGATTGAACAGGGGAGATTTACGCCCTTTTTTTATAATTCTTATCGAACCTTTAGCCTGAACACTTATTTTGGATTTAAAGAATTTTATTTATACCTTATCTCTTCACTAAATTTGAAAGGAGATTTAACGATGGGAAAGATATTTGGATTAAAGTCAGATCAGGCTCATGAATTTGAACCTAAAGGACAGGAAGATGTTCCCGCAGAAAAAAGGGTTATTTTCTTGTGTAAATTTTTGGATGTTAATATGTCAGCCCGAATAACTGATCAGGTTTATTCCGCTAAAGGGTTTGGAAAAAAGAGAGAAGAATTACTTCGAGCAGGGACACAGGAAATAGAAATTCTTCGACAAGGGCTGGTTGGTTGGAAGAATTTCG